CAGCTGCGTGGTCAGGTCCGCACGCGCCGCGATCCGTAGCAGTGCTTCCCCGCCGATCGAGCCGAGCAGCGGCTGGTCCCAGCGCACCAGTGCCTCCGCCCCCACGAGCCGGTCGTCCGCCAGCGCGAACTGCGGCTGGAACATGAGCGAGACCGCCCCCTGGTCCAGCGCGCGGCGCAGCTCCGCCTCGACCCGCGCGGTGTCGATGCCCGGCGGCGCTTCGTCCCGGTCGATCCACACCACCCGCCGGCCCGCCTCGCCCTTCAAGGCGATCTGCGCATCGCTCAACCGGCTCAGCATGCTTGTGGGATCGTCGCCCGAAAGCGCGCGGACCAGCGCGATATGCGGCCATAGCTGCGGCAAGCCCACGCTCGCACCCGCCAGCGGCTGCGCCACCGTGTCCGCCAGGGCCTCTGCCAGGAACTGCCAGCGCTCCCGGCTGCAAGGCTCGCGCGTGGCGAGCAGGAACTTCCCGCCATCCAGCCGCGCGGCGAACCACGCATCGTCCGCAAATTCGTCCTGCCCGAAATGCGCGATTCTGCGCGCCACCTCGGTCAGCGCGAAATCGCCCGCGCTGGTCCCGTGGGCGATGTTCACGCTGTCGAACCGGCCCAGCACCAGCAACAGGCCATGCACCCGCGTATCGCCCACGCCCAGCCATTCCCCCAGCACCTCGCGCGCGCGCGCAGGCGTGTACAGGCCGGTCAGCAGATCGTGATCGTCATCCGCGCTCATCGTCTTTCCCTATCGCAAGCCATTGCCCGATCGCAAAGGCCATGCCGCATGCGAATACCCCGCTTGTATGCTCTCTCATTGCAAAGAGCGCGCGCGCTCCATAGGCAGGCAGCCACGCTGGAGAGGATTTCAATGGCCGGGCAGCCTCAATTCGAGCGGCTGGCGCTCGCAATTTCGAACACCGCACTGGCGCAGGACACGGCCCGCGCGCTGCAGGAGGCGCACGACTGGGTGCCACAGGAAAAGGCGGACGCGGTCGTGGCGCTGGGCGGCGACGGCTTCATGCTGCAGACGCTGCACCGCATGCTCGACAGCGGAAACATCCTGCCCGTCTACGGGGTCAACCGGGGCACGATGGGCTTCCTGATGAACAAGCACCGCCCCAAGGGCGCGCTGATCGACAGGGTGAATCGCAGCCGCCCGGTGGGGATTTCCCCGCTGCGCATGGAGGCGGTGACGCAGGATGGCGAAACGCGCATCGAATGCGCGCTGAACGAGGTCTCCCTGCTGCGCGAGACGCGGCAGACCGCCAAGATCGAAATCCTGGTGGACGACAAGACGCGGATCGAAGAGCTGGTGGCCGACGGCGTGCTGGTGGCCACGCCCGCAGGCTCCACCGCCTACAACCTCTCTGCAAATGGCCCGATCCTGCCGCTCGATTCGGAATTGCTCGCGCTCACGCCGATCAGCGCGTTTCGGCCACGGCGCTGGCGCGGAGCCATCCTGCCCGACCGCGCCCGCGTGACCTTCCGTATCAACGAACCTGCCAAACGCCCGGTGGCGGCAGTGGCGGACCAGAAGGAAGTGCGCGACGTGGCCGAGGTTCACGTGGAGATTGCGCGCGATTCCGAGCTGACTCTGCTGTTCGACAAGGGCCACTCGCTGGACGACCGCATCGTTGCCGAGCAATTTGTCGTCTGATTTGCATTTCGGGGGCTTGCGAAATCTCAAGCGCCCCCATATAGGCGCGGGCCTGCCGACATGGCTGCTCCCCGATAGCTCAGCGGTAGAGTAGGTGACTGTTAATCACTTGGTCGTTGGTTCGAATCCAACTCGGGGAGCCATTCTTTCGCCTAAATAGCTGTTTTTTTAGGCATTTTTCCTAAAGCAGCAAGGCGCACGCCTCCAAACACCTATCAAACGATTTGCGCTCGATTGTATCGAAATATGCCCCGTCCTTTGGCCGACTTTTTGGTTTGAGGTTACGCGCGGGTAATGCAAATGAAAAGTCTGCGGTATCTCATCGATAGCTCTACCTCCTAACTTGTGCCTCTTGCTTGAACCTTGTAGATGGCGGATCGCTCGGCTAAATCCAACAAATCCACCGAGGGGAAAGCGATGAAGTATTACCCAATTAGCTTATTTGCGCTTGCTGCAATCGTTGCCTCTCCGGCGGAAGCGGCTTGGCAATTCCAGATTCAAGAAGACCCCATGACTGACGCGAAACGCGGCATTTCACTATTACTCGGGGATGCTGGTGGCTTGGCGATCAAATGCGATGAGAACGGGCCGGGCTCTTTATACATCTCATTTATATCCACTGAGTTCCTAGGCAGCACCTCCGGGCGGGATGGAAGACTTGTTCGCTATAGAATCGATAAGGGCGAGCCTTCAGATATGGTCATAAAATATAACGACTCAACGGCTTCAATATTCGATCTTTCGCCGGGTAGTGAGGGCGGAAACTTTTTGAATAATCTATTAGAATCGCGTGAACTTGTCGTTCAACTTACGAGCTATAGATATGAGACTTATACGATCTTATTTGATACGACTGGAATAGAAGAGGCTGTCGCTAAGTCAGCTCAAGTCTGTGGGGATACGGAATGGCTATCCCCTCCTCCTTCTTCCTAAACCGGGCTTTTGTTAATCCGCCCAGTCGATAAACGATAGCGAATCCTCCACCGCCTGCGGATCAAGCCCGGCTTCCTTCGCTTGTGTCAGAGCCTGCACCATCGCCCCGAATGCCCGCGCCCTGCCGCCTGCATCGAACGCCTGCGCAGGCCGCACCACGTCTATTGTCACCGGGCTGGATAGCTTAGCGCTGCATTCCTCGGCCATGACTTGCGCCATCGGTTGCAACACCCATTGCGCCAGATGCCGCTGGGCTTCCCGGACAAGCGGACCCTGCGCATTCGCGGCGAACATCGCCGGCAGCACTCCAAAGGCCGCAAAGATCGCGCCTCGCGCCTCTTGAAGCGAAGGGACCGCCATCGATCCTTGCAGATTAGGGGTCACGTCTTGCGGTCGCCAATCCTGCGTCGGGGCCGGTCCACCGGCTGCCGTCACATTCACGCTTTCGCGCAACATGACGCGCCCACGCCTGCCCCGGAACCCATGGCCCAGCGTTTCTAGGTCCACGTCCTGGCTTTCGGGGAACGGCACCACTTGGCTGCCGAGCGGCGCATTTTCGTAAACCTCGGCAAGCGCTGCCTCCAATGTATGCAACAGCCCAGCAGTCAATTGCGAGCGCCGCAGTGGTGCCTGCCCTGCCCACGGCGCGCCGGGATCGGGAGCAAGCCGGAAGTGCAGCACCTCGGCTGCCAAGGCTGTTTCGGAACGGCCCCCGCCAATCTCGGGCACCGATACACGGTAAGCGCGCGGGATGCCGTCACGGGTCGATAAATCCCAATCGACAACCGGAATGAGCCGGTCGCGAATCAGGAAAACAGCCTCACCGCGTAGCGCCATGGCCCTCGCCGCAATCGCCATATCAAACCGGGTCAGCAGGTCGGTGCCCTTCACGTCTGCAATCGACAGCCCGCTTTCCCATAGGCTCACACAGGTCTGCACGGTGGCGGTCAGTTCGCCCAGCCCGGTGCGCCCGGCTATATAGGCCTGCCGGGCCGCCATGATTTGCGACGTGTATCCCGTGCCCGATGCCGAGCGGGTTTCACCCTTGCCGATAAGGCGCTGCCACAAGCCCATTATCAGGCCCTCCTGTATTTGCGCAGCAGATCGGCCGCGCCGCTATTGTGAATGGCCTTCGCCATGTGCGCAGGGTCTGCCGAGATGCTTTCGGATAGCTGGCCAACATTAGCTCGATAGGAGCGCGCGCCCGCAGGCACGGCGCTTTCGCTTTCGAGATAGGCCGCAAGCCGCTGCACGGCCGATTCCACGCTAGACGGCAGTTGAAGCGAGACAGTGCCCACCGACGCGTCAATCTGGACATGCCCCGGCGGCAACAGCAGGCCGAACGGTCCGCGCGTGATCGTGTAAGGCTGCCAATCCCCGTCGCACCAGCGGAACGCTTCGGTAACAGCAATGATCGGCCCCAGCGGCGGCCTCCATTCGCCGCCTTCGCTCGTCAGGGTCCAGACGACAGCCCGGCTGCCGAACCGGCGCGCAATGAAATGCTCAATGCGCTGCCAGCACGTTGCCAGCAAATCGCCCGTTACGCCCTCGACAGGCGGATACTCCGCCGGGGATGCCTCGAATTGGGTTAGCTCGCTTAGTTCGGCTTTCATGCCCGCCACCTGCGAAGGGGATGAATGATGCCATTGCGCGGAACAGGATCGAAGGCCCGCAGGTCCGCTTCGGTTTCGTGGTATGCAGGCCGCGTCACCATCGACAATTCGAACAACAGCGCCTCGAATATCGTGCGGATAAGAGCTTCGCCCTCTCTCGGGTCTTCTTCGTCGGTCTGTTCCGCGCCTTCTAAGTCGGGCACGCGAAAGCCCGGCGAAATGCCGCTAATCAGGCCCGCCGCATAGGCTGCCAGAAAATCCTGCGCCCAGCTTGTGCGCTGAATATCGGGCACAATGATCGCCTCGAAGGTCAGCGCGTCTGCCGTATCCTCGAATAACAGCGTGCCCGCTTTCTTACTGGCAAGTGGCCGGTCGAACGAATGGCCTATCAGCAGGTGAATATCCCGCTCGGGATCGTTCACCGCATAGTTGAACGCCTTCGGCGCAAACTGTTCCTTACGCGGTCGACGCCCTTTGCCGCCCGCATCGAGAACAGCGCGCTTCCTGTAGGGGAACCGGCCCTTAAGACGACGGGAGCCATCGCCCGCCGCCCTAAGTTCCAGCCCCGCATCGAATACGGGGCCGTTCATCAGCCTTCATCCACTTCCAGTTCCAGCCCAGTCACAAGTTCAAGCTGCGCACCGCGTGCCACGGTCACGTCCGCCGTGGTCAGTGCCGTCAAGCGAAGGCCGCCGGATTGTGCATCGGAATAGGGATCGCGGATAAGATCCACCGCGCCCCACAGGCCGACAAACACCGGCGACACACCGCCCGCCGTGGTGGTCAGCAACACCTGCGTTTCCAGCGGATCGCCGGACGGCGCGGCCAGCGCATTCGTGGTCATGGTCGGGGCCGGCATGTTCTTTACGAACCTATCCCATTCGGTGATGCCGGTCCCGGTGAACGCTTCGATGTCATCCATGACATTCCACAATTCCGGCCGCACCATTGCCTTCACAGCCGCAGGCCCGTTGGCAGCGTTGGCAGTCATAAATCGCACCACGGCCGCCCGCAGTGCCGCCCATGACGCCATGCCGCCTGCATCGGTGGAGGTGATGCCGTAGGTCGCTACGCCAGGAACAATGCCGAGCGGCTGTCCATTCGCGCCGGTGCCAAGGAAAATAGCCTTGTCCAGTTCGGCCGCCATCGTGCCATTCATGTCGCGGCGGATAGCCTGTTCAAGCGCCTCGCCGGATTGCAGCATTGACTTGCGGCTCACCCGCATATGGATGCCCAGATTGTGCTCGGGCTTCAGTGCCTTATCGGTGGTCGCATAGGTGGTCGGGCCAGCGACATTGGCAAGTTCGCCGTCAGCCCATCCCGCCGTCACGCTGGACGTGGTGACGGGCCATTCGACAGCACCGCTGCCAATCTGGATCAACTGCCCGCCCATTTGCGCGGCAACGCTGCCCGGAAACAGCCGGTCGATAATCGGCCGCGTCTGCACCGGGTCCGGCGTGCCGCTGGCGATAGTCTCACCCGCACGCACTTCCAGCGCCATGAGCGGCACCGGAACGCCGCGATAACCGCCTGCGCTGCGCAGCTCCTGCACCACTTCGGCAGTCCGGCCCGACAGTGCCCGGCCTTCATCAAGCGCCAGCACGGCTTGCCGCACTTCAAAGCCCTGCACCAGATCGGACCATTCACGATCAGAGCGGGTTTCCAGTTCGGCCCCGGCCTCGCGCCGTTCGCCATCCTCGGCAATCAGTGCCGCGCGATAGCGGGTTTCATTGCTGCGATACTCGCCATCGAGCGTTTCGATATTGCGCAGTTCGTCTTCGGTCGCATCGGTCTTGCCGACAAGGCCGGACAGTTCCGAACGAATTTCGGACTGGCGCCGCTGAATTTTTACAGATTCGAGCATGTTAAATTTCCAGTTCAATTAAGGGTCGGAGGGGATTGGAGGTCAGTTCGCGCGTGAAAATGCGCCACGCGAGACGCTCGGGTCCGGTTTCCGCGCGGCGTTGCTTTTCGCGCGAAGTCTTTTGCGAATGGCAGCCGATGCAGAGCGTTTGCAGGTTCGCCAGATCGAACGAGAGTTCCGGCGCGTCGCAGATCGGCTTGATATGATCGACATCGAGCCGCGCGCCCCGCGCACCGCACTGGACGCAAGCCCAGCCATCCCGGCGCTTGGCGGCAAGGCGCAGGGCCTTCCACCGTTGACTGCGATAGACGCTGGCACCTGCCCGCCCGGTTTGGCGCTTCATGCCCATACCGGCACCCTCGCTTGTTTGGAGGGACGCGCAATGCGCCGCGCACCTTCGGCAATCGCCAACACGGCGGCAGCGGCTGCATCAATGCGGCCCAGCGAACGGGCCTTTGCCAGCTTGTGATTGCCTGCCGGATCGACCAGCGTAATCGCATCGGCAAAGGCCGAGCGCAGTAACAGGCTCGGCACCGTCTTAACTTCGCCGTCAAACAATGCCCGGCGGAAGCGCTCAATATCCTCTGCACCGTCTTTCCAGCCGAACCCGCGCCAGATGAACGGCACCCGGCCCAGCCCGGCCTTGTCCATCGCCTCGACAAATTCGGCATGGCGGAATCGGTCGCCAACAATGCAGGCAGGCGTGATGCCATCAAGCTGCCGGACCACTTCGGCCAGCCACGGGCCAGCCGGAACGGTATTCTCGCCCATGACGGACAATTCGCCGCGTTCCTGCATTTCGACATAGCGCCCGCCAACACCATCGGACGCGCCACGATCGGCAAGGCCCGGCTTGGCAGGAAAGGTGCCCAGCGCTTCCAAGCGGCCCGTTTCGGGCCAATAGAAGGAGACGGCAGACATTGAGCGGCTGCCGCCCAGATCGGTGCCGCAAATGCAAATGCCTTCACGCGGCGGCAGATCGTCAGGCGCAACCTCTGCCGCCAGCCATTCATCCACGGTGACCAGAACCGAACGGTCTTCGCTCGATACGCGTTCATTGCGGTTAAGATTGCGGAAGCTGGATAGGGCAGAACCGCCACGGGCGATTGCCCGCCGTGCCTGCGCAACCAGCCAATCGGCACTTGCGCCGATGCCCTCGGCAGCGCCGGGATTGGCTATCAGCAGGCTTTCCAGATCGTCCGCAGGCAGGCCAAATGCAGGCCGATGCTCTTGCACATAGCTGCCCGGCGGCGGTTCATCGAGCCAACGGCTAAATGTGTTCGCATCATCGGGGGCGGACGTGGAGATAATGAGCGCCTTGCCATCGCGCTTGCCCAAGCCGGACAGGATGGCATTTTCCAGCGCGTCGCCCTTGTCGCGCTCCCACGCGGCCCTTTCGTCCAGAATGGCCAGCGTAGGAGCGCCGCCCAGGATCGACTTGCCATCGGCAGGAATGACGCGGATTAACCCGCCGCCATTGGCCTTATATTCGACTTCGAGCTTCGCCCCGCGCCGGATCGCGAACAAATCCTGTTCGGCATCGGGCAGCCCCTCAATGAAGCCGACAACAAACTGAAATGCCGTGCGGGCCTGATCGCGGTTCCGGGCCGCAAGGATAATTTCCCGGTGCGGCTGCGTATCCCAAACGCCCATGACGCTGCCCAGCGCAACGCCAGCGGCCAAAGCGGTTTTTGCATTGCCGCGCCCGATTGAGAGGCAGGCGACCATGACGCCCGGCTCAAATGCGCCCCGGATAAAAGCGCGCTGATACTCGGCCAACTTCAGCGGCTGCCCGGCTTTCGGGCCTTCCGGCACCTTCAAAGTGCCCAAATATTCGATGACGGTTGCGGCTATCCCACAATTTTTTTCAGGGAGAGAGAAAGGAACAGCCCGCCCCTCGGCGTTGTCACCCCTCCCAGACGGGGCACCCATTGGGACCATTTCTGCCTCGACTGCCCGGCTCATGCCCGCGCCTGCACTGTGAAATGGATGGCCTCGCCCGGTCGCGAATGAACCGGCGATGCCGACAGAATTGTGTAGCTTTCACCTCCCACGGTGATCGTATCGGCAGGCAATGGCGGGTTAAGCTCTGCCGTCTCTGGCACTGCCAGAACGCCCAGCAGGTCATCGGCCTGCACCATGGACGCAGCGACAAGCTCCGCCTCGGCAGCCGTGGCAATCAACCGCAGCGTTTCGGAAATGAGGACTGGCGGCGACGGCGGGTCCCAAGGATTTTCAGGCGGTGGTCCCTCGGTCAACCGCGACAGGACAACATCGCCACCATACTTGGCGAGTAGTCGAGCATTGAGGCCACCGAATGACATGCCTTCATCATAGCATTGTCGTCAGTATCGTATAAGTACCACAATGAGTAACGAACAGTAACAATTTGTTCGGGCGCATCTTTGCAAATGCTTTATGTAGGGGTCAGTCACAACTGTCACATAGTCACAACTAACCCATACCACCTTTCATTCCATATTCTCTTTGTGACATTGTGACTGTTGTGACAGGGGATTGTCTGGGTGCAGATATTTACCGCGTCCGGACTTCTCTATTTCGCCAGCCTTCACCATTCTGGGAAGCGTCTGGCGCACGTTCTCTGCGCTATAGTCCAGAGCCTTGGCCAATTCCGTCGGCCCCATAGGCTCGGCACTCTTTTGCAAGAGCCTGATAATCTCCGAGCGCAGCAGCCCCATACGAACCTCGCCGGGATCGCCCAAGGCAACCCACCGGCACGTCTCCCGGTCGAACGTCACCGCCGTTTCAATCTCTTCTATGTCGCGGCCTCGGCCATATAGCGTTACGCCATTCTGGTCGCGGTCGAGTATCAGCACCGCATCAGCACCGCCGGAGATGCCCAGCGTGCCGCTAACCTTCTCGAACGGATCATTCTCAGCTGCACTTTTCCGCGTATGAGTGACTACGACAATTGCGACGCCCGTTTCCATCGCCAGCGACTGAAGTTCCTTCACTGCGGCATAATCGGCATCATAAAGCGATTGGTCGCGGCCCTTGGCGGCACGGAACATGGCTAGCACATCAATAACGACATACCGTGCATTCGGATGCTCTTCGATCCATGTTCGCAAGGCATCGACGCCCCCCTCGTTGGCGCGCGCCCATTCAGTCGCAAGGTGTAACCTTTCCGGCGTCGGCCCAAGCTTCCGCAATCGGGACAGTAAGCGACGCCGATTATCTTCGAGCGCCAGATACAATACGTCGCCTTGCTCACATTCAATACCGCCCAGGCAGGTGCCGCTCTCGGCCACGGCAATCGCTGTTTCCAGCACCAGCCACGATTTGCCAATCTTCGGTTTTCCGGCGAGAATTGTAAGCCCCTCCGCAATATAGCCGGGCACGACATACTTGATCGCCGGAAATTCCATCATCGCCAGCGCAGCGGCGGATATTATTTGCGGCTCAAACTGCCGCTTATGTGCTCCGCGCTGCCGCCTCGCCTGTCCTCCCATCTCTTGGAAGTTATCCCGGTAAGCGTCCGCCAATTCCTCATCAATGTCATCCTCAATGCCGAACCTATCCATGTTCGCCACCGTCCAAGTCGAGCAATTCAGCGTGCATCGCCGCGCCAATCAGATGACGTGCCAGCTTCGCCGCTTGCCCCAACCGCGCCGGTGTTTCGTTAATCGCGAAAACAAATGCCCCGGCAACCTCATGCGCCTCAATTGCCAGATTGAAGGCGCGCAGGCTTTCGGTGCGACCACGCATGGCAGCGCCCCAGTCGCGCGCTTTCAGCAACGCAATGCGGTGCTCTAATTCTTCGCCGCTCGCGTCAGGAACGTAGTGCAGAACATGGGCGGCATCTTGCGATTCGTCCGCCGTAGCGGTATTGGTCTCTTTGGAAACCACGACTTTTCCCCACGCCGCTCGGACCCATCATCCGGCGGCGTTTTCTTTTCTAGATTTCTTCGTGATACGAAATGCGGCAGCTTAGCTGGCCTGCCGCGTGGGAGGCGTTTTCGCGAGCTTCCGCGTAGGTGTCGCACGGTAAGCGGAAGCCTTCTTGGCCATCGGTCTCAACATACCAATACCCGGTGCCATCGCGATTTCGCCAGAGGTGAACAGTCGTCATGCTGCCACCTCGCGACTGGCTTCCCACGCTTCAATGTCCGCAGCCTTCCAGCGGGAGCAACCCGGCGAAAGTGAAACAGGGCGGGGGAAGGCCGGGTCTACTTTAACCCACCGCCAGATCGTGACGCGCGACACGCCGTAGCGTTCGGCAACTTGCTTGTCGGTTAGATACATGCTGCACTCCTATGGTTCGAGTGCCAGCCAATTTGACCATATTGCGACGGGAAGCAAAAGAATGCGCCCCCAGAAATTATTTTATTAAATGGGGAAGCCAGTCGCGATATTTGGCGTCAAGCTGTTCAAGGATGGTCACGCTAATTCCGTGCTTATTGGCAATCTCCACCTTTGCCGCCTCCTTTTTTACGTCGCTAGCAACGAGGTCATTGAGTTCGGCAAGGATAAACACCTCCGCGAGGCTGCCGGTATCGTCCGGCAATCTCTTGCGCGGTCGCCCTTGAGCGTTCTTTTCAATCTCTGCCAGCAACGTAGCTAAGGCCTGACGCGCCGATGAATCCGCAATCGGATCATCGCTTCTTTCCAAAATGCCCGCAGCCTTGCCCCACCGGCCTTCTGACAGCGCCCACTCCAGTTCATTTCGCATCAT